GATCTGCGCGTGTTAGTGTTTGACAGCTAAAACAAAATGTATTGCCGTCATCATATATAGCTTTGGCATCAGAGGAGCCACACACCTCGCATGGCTCGTGTCTTAAAAATTCTGCTGTCATTTTAACCAGTCAACTGGTATGCAGTGTGCAGCGCACCATTTAATACTGTAACGCTCACACCATTTTGCGTATGTAGTCTTGGACTTTTTAGATATACGTTTGTATGGGTCTTGAAATACCATACGAAGATCTATTGTTGGGTTGTCCTTGATAACTTGTCTAATTTTACGCCTAGATGGTGGGTCCCAATACCCTTTGACCTCTAGGATTACTCCATTGTTAGGTAGTACAAAGTCAGGAGTATATTGATGTTGAATTGTGTAAGGGTAGGACGTCTCCTCATATTCATAGTCGACGCCCAATGTTACTAATAAGTCTGCTACCTTTTCTTCCAGACCTGACCTAAAAGTCATCTTCTAACTCAACAGAGCTAGGTGTTGTATCAGGTGTTACGTTTGGTTCTGATGTTTTGAATCCTGCTGTACTGCCAAACAATTCAGCAGCTCCTTGTTCATCAAGATCACCTGTATCTACGCCTACCTCTGACTGAATACTAACTACTTGAACTCCAGATAGTTTAAGAGATGTGCCATAAGTCACGCCGTCCCTGAGAATGTAAGGTTTTTGTGTAAAACCTAGCTTAACTTTACTACCTGAATATACTGGTGTGTCAGCATTTGTTATTGGTGTACCTTCAGTATCTACAACTGGAGGTCTTTTATCATCACTCCAAGAAAACTTAATTAGATACTTACCTTTAGAAACCTCTTCCCATGGAGTTGGCTTAAGTGTAGATCTTTTAGGATTCTTGAGTTTACTTTCTGCCCACTTGAGGCAGTCCTCTCTTTCAGTTTCTAGTGTGGAGATTATGTCCTCTCCAACTATCGCTTTTAATGAATAGCCAAACTTACTTGGCTTTAACACAGCTTGGAATCCTTCAAGGGTTACAGGCTCGGGTGTTACGTGTATGTTTCTCATTAACAAAAAAAGTATGTTGAATCAATCACGGCTTCTGGTTTAAGATCGCCAATGATCGGTGGTTGTTCTTCAGCAGCTATTGATAGTGCGAAGTCGGTTAGTGGTTCATGCTCTGCGAACAGACGCATGTAAGTTTTACGTACTAAACTTGATAGCTTACACATGTCAGTAGCTCTGCATAATACACTGTCATGTATCAGTGCAATAGGAAAGTTTACTTCCATGACTGCTATGTGTAACAAGCTGGCATCAAGCGAGTGAATAAGGTTAGGAGCTGTTGCATTTTTATGATGCTTCAAGTCTACACCTTTTTCGGCTCCAGAGATATGTATCATACATCTACCCATTAACTGAGTTTTAATGATTTTAGTCTCTTTCTTCATAAGCCTTTGCTTGACGTTAAACCCAGACGGTGTTGTCCAATGTATTTCGTCAGCTCCAGCTTTGATAGCTCTAGATACCTCTTGTTCTATCCATTTCATTACGCTCATGGCTCCCGGGACTACCAAGTTCATGGCAGCACGTACAGCCGATACGCATTGTGTTAGTTCTTCTTTATCTACATCTACACCTTTTTCTTTAAAGGCTTCTCTGATGTAAGATCTATTCGAGAAAGGTTTAGCATTGTATGGTATTGTCATCACACAACGCTTGGTTACCTTCCTGTCCCAGTGGGGTTTTAGCCGATCTGGAATAGCATCTATGCTTCTTTCAGCGATTGTCGCGTAGGCGTCTTGGGGTTTTTCACTCCCTATGACGTTAACCATACGAGCAGTAGATGCGTCCTTGGCGAGTCCTGCCAAGATTTGCAGACCACTACATGTAGCGTCTACAGCTATCGGCAGATGTGTGTGAAACTTGTGCTCGTAATGTAACTCGTACCATTCTACACATGCAGCGAGGAATAACCATGGTTCGTCTGCATTTTCCCAGTCAGCTATGTTGCCAATCGGGTCAGACCATACACGGTGTACTAGCTCTCTGTTTTCTGCCTTCTCTACCCATTCCAATCTTTCCTGCATGGTTGCTTTGTCAAGCCCATACGTTGTGGCAAGTTGGAACTTTATCCATTCCATACCCTTCTTAGTTATCTTAGCACCCTCAGTAAACAACAACAAACTTTTACCAAAGTCAGTGTCTTGAGGTGTTAGTAAGTTTGGTATAGGGTATGCTCTTCCACGATAGTCAAAACTCCATGGAATCCAAAATGGTATGTGTTCAAATTCACGTACAACGTCCATGGTCATACGTGTCCTACAGGACTTACGCACTTCTGCTGCCTGTAGCTCTCTGGCTACTCTAGCCTTCTTCTTCCACTCTCTCCTAGCTGTCTCATCTGTCTCAATGTTTACAGGCTTTGGAGGAATGATATGTTCCATTACAGGTCTAAACTTTCCTACGCTTATACCTCTCTCCTCTAGTTCTTTCGCTACCTTTACAATAAAGGGATTTAGCTTGTAAGAAACTTGTTGGATTTTGTTTATAAACTCGTAGGGTATTTCTCCCTGTATTAGGGTGCCTTCGCTTCTACGTATGAAGTTATGGCATCTTGTCAAGTCGTTTAAATAGTAACCACCGTCCTGAAGAGCGTGCCAGTTGCGAGGTGGTATGTGCATAGGCTTAGCAAGAGGACTAAAAAGCTCTGCCATTCGCATGATTTCGTCATGGTGTTTAACTAATTCATCAGTGGGTACGAGTATTGATATTGTTTTTCTACCTTTACGCATGAGATCTCTCTCAAACCAACCAGATACCTCCATTAAACAATCCATCAGGAAGGTTCCGACCTTGATTTTGGTAGTAACGTCCCAATGTATCCATGGACTTATCTGTGCTCTGTGCATCAATGTCTGTATGCACTTACGTTTGTACTCTGTACCACGTGCTTCATGCCAGTAGTTCTTCTTCAGTGTAGCTAATAACGCTGGTGCCTCCTTGTCGTAGTAGTTCATTTGACACTCAGCCTCGATAGCTGCACCAACAGCAGTTGCAATATTAGTTACAGCATGCTTTGTTGATCTTGGCGCAAACACGTGGTCAAATACGACCTTACATGTGAGTAATGCTTGTAAGTCTGAGTCGACAGGCAGGATATGCTTGTGAAAGACTTGCATGTTAGTGCCAGCACAGGTCTTGTACTTTTCTTTTTTACTATCTATAAATGCAATAAGATCGGGCAATATGGAGCTAACACATGATGAGCCATAGACAGTGGCAGAGGCATAAGTCTTTTCTTCCAACTTAGTTGTGTTGGATTGTAGCTTAGCCTTGCCTCCTTGTATTTGTCTACGCTCGAACTCCTGCTGATCTTCAATCTGTTTGTCTGTGAGCATTTGATTGTAGTTTAGTGGTCGTCGTTGATCTGCTCTATCATAAGAGCGATAAGTTCTTTTTTGTGTGGGTGGTTGTCAACAAGTAATTTTAACTGCTGTAACCTACGTTCAAACGTTGCCTTGTTCATTGTTAAAATCAATATTAAGTGGATTAGGAATAAGATGATAGACACCTAGATCTGTAGCTAGTGTTATCTCTGTGTTTTTGCCTATCTCTTTTTTAAGTCTACGCTTTGTGTGATGCTCAGACTTATATGTATACTCTTCGATCTTGCCTGTGTCCCTGTTTTCGACACGTACAATACCGAAGTGTGAGCTAGGTAGTTGGTAGCCAAAGACTTTCCAGTCTCTGAACTCTTCAAATGGCATAGCAGGAAAGTATGCCGGTGGGCAGTCTTTGATAGCTTGCCAGTTGTTTGGGTAGTACTTACGATTCTTCATGTTCGTGATACGTTTAGTAGATTGTAATTGTGTGTTACTACCCAGTCAAGGGCATAGAAGGCTGCATCTTCGTCAGTCTTTGCACTGGTGTACATGTGTGACTTGCGCTTGGGCTGACCCTTGATACAATAGTCGATTTTGTAAATCATGTCAACAAATAAAATGTCCGGAGCAGCTAAACTGCCATTTGAAAGGAAACATGTCGCCGTATTCTTTAGCAACTCTGTTGTCTACAATCTTAGCGATTGCGTCCCTGTCTTCCCATGTGAGAATGTCAGCGATATTTACATCTTTGGTACGGTGGAGTTTTTTGTTGTGCTCCTCCGCTTGTTTCATAAGGTCAGAGTATTCCATTAGAACAAGAAGCCTCCGTCTTTGTCAAACTCGTTGAGTTTCTCATTGACTTTGTATGGTTTGAGCCTTACGTCCATGTATAGTACAAGGTACTCGGCTGCTCTTCTTACTTTGTCGTCGTCCCATTCTGGACGTGCTCTACGTACTGCTTGAGAGTAGTTGAGTTGTTGGGTGATGTCGATTGTCATTAGGCTGTAAGTTTTTTGATTAGTTGTTTAGTGCGTTTTTTTGCTGCCTGTATGATGCGTACATGTTTCTTGTACTTGGGCTGCTTGTCGCTGTGGTGTCGCCAGTTAGGAGTTATCATATGAGTACCTCCTCTAGTTCGTCAATGTCGTCCTCTGTTAGGTTGTAATCAACTTTGCTGTACCTTGCTCTATCGCGTCCTTCTGTTAGAAGGGTCAAGAGGTTTTCGTATTGTGAACTGTTTAACAGTGCGTTGATGTGCTTCATAGGATTACCTCTCCTTCGGGTGATAATTGTACAGTGTAGTCGATTGTTGGAGCACTGTCAATAGTGTCATCAAGAGCAACGTTGCCCATGATACCACTTCTCAATGCAGCCCAGACTTGTTGCTCTGCGTCTTTGGCATCAGTAGCCTCTACGCGGTAGTAGTCTCTGCATGTCTGCGTTATGCGTACTTCGTATTTAGTCATACGTCACATACCGCAGGATTCATTAACTCGTGCACTTCGGCTGCGTCCTTGCAGTCGAGCATGTTTTGATACTCTTCGTGTGATGTGCTGATCTCTTCAAGTTTCTCAAAGAGCTCACGTGGTGAGTATCTGTAGAATGCGTCCTCGCCAAGTATGACGTCGCATGCGTTGACAATAAACCAGTGCTTGAGCATTGGCTCGCCAGTAAATAACCCTCCGTCCTTGTCGTAGTCTTCTACGGCTTGGCGGTAGTGGTGTAGTTCCATGATGCCGTCCTTGTCAGGGTCAGGCGGTGGTCCGAATTGAAAGCTCATAATAAATTAAGTGAACTAATAGTAGTCTAGTCGGTAATAGTTAATTATGTGGATATTTGTAACAATTCTTAATATGATGGGTCACCTTCTGGTTCTGGGTACACTGGTGTGTCCTTGGGTATGGAGTGCAGCGTCCCTGATGCTATGTAATGCTTAACTTGGCAGCCGTCGTGCTCTATTATTTCGTATTCTCCATATTCGTCGCGCTGCTGCGTCCCTGCGTCCATGCT